GTGCTCCTTAATCCATTCTTCCACTTTTGCAATGCTCACTTCTTTCTTGCCACCAATCTCAAAATCAGCGTCGAAAGTATGGAGCTTGTCCACGACAAGGCGTTCGCCTTCGTAGTGAATAATGCAAGCAATGTATTCGTCTCGGCCTACGCCACCACGAGCAGGGTCAAGAGAAAGGAAATAGGTGCCAGCGAGTTCACGCTTAGGTGGCAGCACTGATCTGTCTTTGTTCACTGCCACATCTACCACTTCAGGAGCCAGCAGTACAGAGTTGCTACGCCTGAACTGAGCGCCATATTCCACCCAAAAGCTTTCTTCGTCTTTCTTGAGAGCGTTTTGCAGGAAGGGGCAATCAAAAGGCAGATTAGGGTTGATGTCCCATGTGGGAATCTGCAATGCTTGCATGCCAGGGTATTCACCACTTTCTGCTTGCTTGAAATGCTCGTAGAACAAGCCACTGGTTAGCCATGGAGACGACAGTTCAATAATCTTGCCGTGCTTGCCGAACTGAGCAATAGAGGGGGATAGTGCTGTGTACATGGCCTCTGCGCCACGGTTTGCATCGCCGTCAATGCTGAAAGCAAGTTCATCCATGACCACAGCCACGACAGCTTTCCCTCGAGACGCTCGAGCCGAAGCGGGAATAGCTTGGAACACACAGCCATTGCTCAGTTCAATCTCCAAGGATGTTTCCCTTGTGATTTCTTGCTCTAGCGGGCTGTTGATAATGAGCTGACGAATGTTGTCAAGAGCAATCTTGGACTGGCCCAAATCGTTAGCAACCGTCACCACATACCACTTCTCTCCCTTGCGCACCCTCCGGCGGAAGTGTTCATCTTGACAAAAGGCCATGTAGGCAGCAGCCACTGAGGCCATGAAGGTCTTGCCACTCCTTCTTCCCATTGACCAAATGGCATGGTTGACATTCTCTTCAAACAGATTGTTGAGAATTCTTTGCTGCCTCGGCCACAGGGGCGTTTTGAGGACTAGCTCTGCAAACTCACTACACTTCAGCACGATATTTAGCGACAGCCAGTTCTTCCATGTTATGCAACAATTCCTTTGGAAAGAAGTAAGCTGGTCTGTTGCGAGCCGGATCTGCCCAATACTGTTCGTCCATCGCTTCCTTTCCCCAGCACCACCCGTGGATGAGAGTGCGATGGTTTTCGATGGTCACCAAGACAAATTTCTTATGCGGATCTTCATTGCGTTGCACGATAAGGTCGTAGGAATGCTTCGACCGAGTTTTGATGTCCATGCCGGGCAGGTCATCTGAGCCCCGCTTGGCTTCGCTTTCTTTATAGAGCAAATGCTTGAGCCCTAAGTAGGAACCTACGGCCATTTCGCCCGCTGCACCAAGCAAGTGGATTTCCAAGGCTTTGCCGCCACGAGCGGCGCCACGATTACGACCGCGAAGCCCCTTGGCTTCATTCACGGCTTGCCTTCGCTGTCCTTCCTCCATCGCTTGATTTCTTTCCTCTTCGGAGAAGACAAATTCAATGGGAGTGGGCATGGGAAACAAAACATCGTTCACATGGTAGCCACATTTAGAATGGAAGCAAGCCCATCGTGTGAACAATGTCCGAAGAAAGCGTAGACCTAGGCCATGCCACTGCTGGAGGCCTTCGCACGGACGGCCTTGCAAACGCCCTGACAGGCATGGGAATGCGAGGCCGTGACAAGAGCCTCCATACCAATGCCCAGCCCATTGTCTTCTTGGCCCAAGAGGAGCTTGAGGCGCTTTATGGCGAATGGTTGCCGCGTCGCATTGTGGACATTTATGCCGAGCAGGCTACGCGCAAGGGCTTCAAGGTGCTGTTTGGCGGAGAGGGAGCTGCTGCCGAGGAGGTGGTGGGCATCGAGCAAGTGATCGAGGATATGCACATTCTTGAGCATTTTATGCTTGCCGCCAAGAATTCCCGCCTTTACGGAGGGGCGGTGCTTTTGCTGTACATCGACGACGGTCGTGCCGCAGACCAGCCCGTTGACAAGAGCAAAATCTATGCCATTGAAGGCATGGAAGTCTTGGATAGATGGCAGATTGCGCCAGTTATCAATGAGGAAAATCTATACGACTACTCCAAGGCAACGTATTACCAAATCATCTCTGGCGACCTCATTCGCCAGCCCCAGCTCACTTACATTCACAAAGATAGAATTCTGCGCTTCGATGGCGACTGGCTTCCTTACCGCATTAGACAGAGGAACTATGGATGGGGAATGAGCAGTTTGCAGACTGTTTACGAAAGCTTTAAGCACTATTGGACCGGCCTCAATTCTGCTGCCACTCTTCTGAGCGAATTTGACATTTTTGTCCACAAAATTCGTGGTCTGTCGCAAATGCTTGCCGCTGGCAAAGAGAAGGACGTCAGGGATCGCTTAGTACTTAATGATATGAGCAAAAGCGTGTATAGAGGCTACGCCATTGATGCCGAGAAAGAGGAGCTTGCTTTCATTAGCCGCAACTTTGGTGGCGTCGGTGAAATCCTTGAAAAGATGCGCGTTGACATTATTGGCGCCTCTAAGATTCCTCACACTGTATTGTTCGGCGAAAGCCCAAGCGGCCTTGGTTCCACTGGTCGCAGCGAAGAGCGGGACTTTGCCAAGACGCTGGCAGATTACCAACAAGCCACCTTCCATCGCCCCCTTAAGAAGCTCATTCAATACATAATGCTTAGTCGCACTGGCCCAACAAGTGGGCGAGTGCCTGAATCGTGGCGCGTGTCGTTTAACAATTTGTTTGAGCTAAACGAGCGCGAAAAGGCGGATGTGAGAGCTCGCGTGGCAGCAGTGGATGGACGCTACATCCAATTGGGAGTACTAAGCCCCAAGGAAGTGGCAGATGCTCGCTATGGAGGAACGGAATGGTCAATGGAGCTCACTCTCGACCCGTCCGTCGTGCGGGAACTTCCCACCCCAGGAGGGGGTGGTTCCACTCAATCGCGGGGTGGTTTGGCAGTGCCTCCTGGCGGGCGCGATCCAATGAACGAAGAAAATGGCACCTTGCCAATGGACGGAAGCCGGGAAGTGGAAGACAGTGCTGGCCTGTTTCTGCCTGGCGATCTGGAGGAGATTAAACGCGACGTGGAGTTTTCAGACAAGGAACTGCACGGTCGTGCCACGGCTGCAGCCAAAGCCAAATTTAAGGTGTGGCCTTCTGCCTATGCCAGTGGCTATGTAGTGCAGCAGTACAAGCGCATGTACAAGGAAAAGCACGGCTCGCTAAGCGGGGCTTTCAAAGGTGATGGTAAAGAAATTTACGCTGATGACCTTGACAAGTGGTTCAAGGAAAAATGGGTGAGGATTGGCGCTAATGGCGAAATTCTGGGGCCTTGCGGAGCTCGTGAAGAAAAAGAAGGCAAGCCAAAATGCCTCCCGCAAGCAAAAGCTCAAGCCATGAGCAAAGAAGAGCGGAAAACCATTGTTGCCCGCAAGCGTAAGGCCGACCCTAATCCCGAACGCAAAGGGCCGGCAAAGCTAGTCAGCAGCAAAGTGGATGCAATTGAGCCAATGGAAGTGGAAGGGCTTATTCTTGGCGGCATTGATGAAGAAGCCTTCATCACTGAAGCTGATATTGACAAGGCCCTAAGCGAATGGAAAGAAGAAGCGCCTGCTAAATTCAAGGACATTCTGGAAGCTGAAGATGCTGAATGACATCAGCCAATTTTCCGCCTCCATTGAAGTTCGCTTCGATGCCGAATGGTCTTACGACCGCAACGCTGGACGTTACAGGGACGAGCGTGGTAAATTCTTGAGTCAGGCAGCAGTGCAAAAGCTTGTCGACGGTCGCATTAACAAGCTTGAAGCGCAGCTCAAGCAATTCACCCGCATGCTCGGCAATGGATCCATTTCTTTCGATCAATGGCAAGGCAGCGTTCGAGAAGCCATTAAAGCCGCTCACATTCAAGCAGCAATCATTGGTCACGGTGGCCGTGGCAATATGGGCAGTGCAGAATACGGCAGAGTCGGCCAAAGGCTTCGTTCGGAATATGCTTATCTCCAAAATTTTGCCTCCGATTTGCTTGGGCGTCGCATTTCTGCTCCCATGGCTTTGGCTCGCATTGGCCTATACGCTGAAAGTGTTCGTGGTAGTTACTGGCTGGGAACCGAGCTCAGACAGCAAGGACAGGGCTACTCCTTAATGCGACGCATGTTGGACGATCAAGCACAGCATTGCGCCGACTGCTTAGCTTTTGCTGCTCGTGGCACCGTGCCCATTGGCAGCGTGCCTCTGCCAGGACAGCGCTGCGAATGTGGAGCGAGGTGTCGCTGTACAGTGCGCTATTTCAGGCAGCAGCCAGTAACCGTGCCGGTATAGTAGAGCAAAGTCTGAAGTCCATGAAAGTCCTGGTGGGAGACACTGGCCTTATAGGGAGTGTTTTACAGCAAAGCACACGCTTCGACGCCACTTTTAATTCGTCCAACATCCATCAACTGCTTGAACTGCCGGAGCCGATCGACGAGCTTTACTTATGCTGCCTCCCTGCCACTAAATGGCTAGTCAATCAGCAGCCCAAGAAAGACTTCAACAACGTTCTCTCCATTGTTGATATTCTCGCGGAAATCAACGCAAGAAAAGTAGTTTTAATTTCCACCATTGATGTGTATGAGCACACTCCCAAGGGCGCCGATGAAGAGTGCTGGCCAGTGTATGGCAGGCTTGGCTATGGAACCAACAGGCTTTTGTTTGAAAACTTAGTGCAAGATACTTTGGGGTTTGATACTTGCACTGTCCGGCTGCCTGCAGTTTTCCACCCGCTCATCAAGAAGAATGTTTTGTTTGATTTACTGAACGACAATAACATCGATCAAATAAATGCTAACTCGGCTTATCAATGGTATCCGTTGAAAAGACTTTGGCAGGACTTGCAAGCCGTCAAAAGTGAAGAGGTGGTCAATTTATTTCCCCCTCCCATCGAAACCATGGAAATTATGGACAGGTTCTTTCCGGGCGTGCCTGTTTCCATGGGCAAGCGCATTGAATATGATTATCGTACAACCATTTCCGAAACCGGCTATTGGCTTTCCAAGGAAGAGGTGATGGACGATTTAGAGGCATTCATCGATGAAGCTCGGCGTTAGTGCAATTGGCTGGGAAGCCGAAGACCACTCGGAAGTAGTATTGCACCTCCCTGATGGCATTGAACTATTGGAGGCAGTGCCTTTCAAGCGGCATAGTCACTTTTCCGGCTACCTAGAAAAGTATTCGGCTCAGTCGCTGTTCTACGGCAAGACCATTGAAGCCTTTTGGGACGAGGCGGCATTGGCACTATCTCTCGAGGAGCTTACCAGGCAAGCTCGCGATTTGGGCTGGAAGCGCATGGTCGTCGGCAGTCCAGGGCTGCGCAAAGGGGACAGGCGCTATCTCATGGATGGCCTTGCAAAGGCAAATGAATGGCTGGCCGATATTGACTGCACCATTTGCATCGAGCCAGTGGCCAAGCCGTATGGAGGGGACTATTTCTTTACCGTGGATGAAATTGTAGACAGTTTAATTGAATACGATCTTTCCCATGTGAAGACAATGATTGACACGAATAGCGTATGGCTGGAGAACCAATGGCCAGAGGAAGTACTAGTGCAGTACTTTCCTTATATTGCGCACGTGCATATCAGCGACGAGAAGATTGGTCCTATCGTCAATCAAGACAAGCACGAGCGGTTTGCTGATGCCTTGCGGAGTAGTGGCTATCAAGGAGGCGTGGTGCGTGAGCTACTGAAGGCAAAGAACAATCCAGGCGAATACCACTATTTTGCCCATCTTTACAAGCCTTCCAGCACCTCCCTCACTTTTTCCTCAATCAAATAAATACCCTGAATCTTGCCTGTGTAGCAAGAAAGCAAGTTGTCTTGCTGCTTAAACAATGGAGCCCTATGGGCACTGGCATTGGTGCGCTTGCTTTTCATTGACACCACCGTTCCTTGAAAAGTTAAATAGTCAAGGAATTCAGGCCAGTACAGTCGAACGTGTTGCTCTGTTTTCTTGCGCAGGTTTTGTGGCGTGTCTTTTGGGGGCAATGTCGTCTCAAGAGGCAGCGCTGATTCGCCAACCACACTATGCACCACATGGCTCAAGGAGATGGCGCCGTCGTGGAAAGGATAGAGAGAGAACAGTGGGCCGTCAATGTAGGTGAGAGCTCCGAAAGGCAATTGCTTAATAGGTGCGTAGAGAAACATGGCCACGGCTTCAAAGTATTCATTTGGCAGTGGTCGTAAGAGGGTGTTGTTGGTGCAATCAATTACTAAGTCGAAATCGCTTTTCAGTGCGGGCAAGTC